AATACGGGATTTGTCTCGGTCTTTTGGGTCGTGAAAGTTTTTTAATATATCGTAGTTAACAATCACAAAATCAGCGTCTTCATATCTTTTACTACCACAGATGTATGTTGAACGGTCAGTATAATTTTCAATCTCTCTTTGCCAGTTAATCTTTAATGACGCAGGACAAATAATTAATATTTTTTTAGCTTCAGTTTCTAAAGCGGCAACAATGGTTGAAGTTGTCTTACCCAAACCCATGTCATCGGCTAAAATAAATCTTTTGGTTTTTACAAGTTTTTCTACCGCCTCTACTTGGTGTGAAAGAAGGGGTCTGTGTGAGTACTTTGAATAATCAATTTCTTTATAATATTGTTCGGGGTTTTTAATTACCGCTGCTTTTGGTAACCAAAAATCAATTAAAGGTTCACTCTCAAAAAAACGACCCCAAATATGATATGACTTATCTTTTTCAACCAATAGTTTTTCAATCCACACTTGTTTTGGCGGGACCGTATATAATTTTTCGTTTGAAATTTTTTCAGAAAAATAGTCATCCAACTCAACCCATTTTTTGGCAATTTTTGGTATTGTGTTTGAATAGTTGATAATATATTCACATTGACTTCTTGTTGGAATACCTCGTTTGTTTGGGTTAAAAATTCCCTTTAATTTTAGGATATAGTTATTTGCACCTTGATATTCATGTAATATATTAAGGGCCTTTTGTTCTAATAATCCTGAGTTTTCAATTATTGGGTTTTCCAAATCAAAATAGTTTTAATAAAGAAATATAATCAATTTTCTTGTATTTATCAATAATGGCAAATAAAGTACCAATTACACGAATATCCAAATTCTTTGGCGAACAGGATTTTAACCTAAATATATCAATGGGTGAGGAATGGTTATATGGTGATATGAACTTTACATTGGTTTTGTATCGTGTTGATAAAAGTAAAACAAATCAAGATGATGTTTATGGTGAAGCATTAACTGATTCCATATCTTATTTGGCACCGATTGAAATTAAAGCCTTTGTTAAAATTGAAGCACCAAGTCAGGCAACATTTGGTAATTCAAAATTAAGTCAAACTGAACCAGGTAATTTAATTATGAGTGTATACCTTCATTATTTGGAAGAAGAAGCAATTACAATTTCGTATGGTGATTACATTGGTTATCCTGAAACTGAAAGTAGAATGAGATATTATTCTGTAGCCGATGACGGAAGGATTGTATCTGATAATAAACACACGTATGGTGGATACAAACCATTTTATAGAACATTTGTTTGTACACCAGTAAGTGAAGACGAATTTAAAGGAATATAATGGCAACACCAAAAAAACTTGTTAAAACAATTTCTTTAACACCAAAGAAAATTCTTCAACCAAGAAGGGAAGAATTATTGGAACAAATTCAAAAAGATGGAACATATCTTCCAAAAGGGATTTATCATGCAGATTTGGATAGAGGTATGTTGGATTTTGTTAAAAATGATTTGGGCATTAATGTTAATGGAAAAGTTGTTAACACGGTTGATGTTATTATTACAACTCAGAACTGGGCACAGTTTACACAGACTTGGAATTTCCAAGATTTAGATTCAAATATTAAACCACCATTTGTTGCAACGGTTAGAAAACCTGAAACACCCTATGGAACAAATCAAGGTGCGACAAATTATAGAATACCGGGTAGACCATTATTTCAATATGCTTTAGTTCCAAATTTTGACGGAGCAAGAAATGGTATGGATGTTTATAAAATACCACAACCAATTCCAGTTGATATTACATACGAAGTAAAAATTTTTACAAACAGAATGAGAGAATTAAACTCATTTAACCAAAAAGTACTTGATAAATTTTCATCAAGACAATCATATGCGTTAATTAAGGGTAGATATATTCCAATTATTATGGAAAGTATTTCTGATGAATCAGTTGTTGAATTACAAAAAAGAAGATACTTCATTCAAAACTACACATTTAAAATGTTGGGTGTTTTATTGGATGAGGAACAGTTTGAAGTAGCACCTGCAGTATCAAGAGTTTTAACAATGGTTGATGTCAGTACCAAAACAAGAGCAAGAAATGCAGTATCAAAAGAACCTAATCCAGATAAAGTACCAACAAATTATCAATTCATTGGTTCAAACAAAACGTTAATTCAAAACGCATTACCAACAAACTATGATTTTTATTTTGTGAATTCAAATAATGTTGAACACTATAGTGCGTTTACACTTTCACAAGGTACCGAATTATTTATAGGACAAGATTTGTCATATTTTCCTACGGACACAGATGTTGGTTTAAAAATTGTAATTGAAAAAGAAAGTGGTAAATCAAACGATGATTCAAGTATCTTGTTCGATATCAAATTAGTCTAATGGGTCACCGTAAATGTCTGTCTTAACACGACACTTTTCTTTAATAATATTTTCTAAAAATCCGTAAATCTTAAGTCCGTTTTGTTCACAATAATTTTTAAGAATTGTGTGTGATTCCTCAGATATCTTGATATTCTTTATTTTTTTAGGGGTTTTTTTCATAAGGCAGAAAAAAGGAAGAATTTATTCATACTGATTTATAAATAGTATCTGTGTACTAAGTTTTTTACAAAAATCAATAATATTTATGTAGTAAATAAAACAACTTATAAAAAAAACAACAAATAATGGCAACATCAAATAAAGTTTTCGTTTCACCTGGAGTATACACTTCAGAACGTGACTTATCATTTGTAGCACAGAGCGTAGGTGTTACAACGTTAGGTATTGTAGGAGAAACTTTGAAAGGTCCGGCTTTTGAGCCAATCTTCGTATCAAGTTTCGATGAATTTTCAGCAATTTTTGGGGGTACTTCACCTGAAAAATTTGTAGATACACAAATACCAAAATACGAAGCGGCGTATATCGCTAAATCATATTTATCACAATCTAACCAATTATTCGTATCAAGAATTCTTGGTTTATCAGGTTATGATGCGGGACCGTCTTGGTCTATTAGTACAATTGCAAACGTAAGCGGTAGTTCAGTTTCACAGAGTGGTATTGAGTCATCGGTTACAGTAACTTTCACAGGAACTACTGGCGGAACATCAACTGTTTCATTTTTAAGTTCTTTTTCATCGGCAATTTTTAATCCTGACTTATATAGTCAATTTACATTATCGGATGGTACAACATCTACAATTATTGATAAGTTAAAATCATTTGTTAGTGGTGTTATTGGTTCAAATGCGTCCGCAGCATCAACAAGTGCTACAACAGCTTACGTGTTCGGTACAATGCCCGATAATCATTATAACACACTTACAGGTGCTGGATATACAGGATTAACAAACGTATATGGCGTTCCAAATTTAAAGAGTATTTTAACCGAATATTCTAGTAGAGATAACGATTCTTGGTATTACGCACAATTTGACCCTACAACAGGTAACGGATATTCAGGATATTCATTTGAATCAAGAATTAATACAATGACAGGTTCAACTGGTTCATTCTCAGGTTCAGTTCAGTTTTCAGCATTCACACAAATAGGTACAGCATTTACAAATTATAATGATGTAGTGGTAGCAACTTTACGTTCAAGAGGTGAGTCAACATATTCAACAGGAACTAACCCAATTTATCAGGTTACAGGTACAACTAATGTTACATTAGATTTTGGTGGAACTTATAGTGGAGCATCAATGAGTCCTTATGCACCGTTTGGTGTTTCGGGTGTTACTAACGACGGAAGCACTTTTGAATTTAAAGTATCGTTGGATTCCACAGACAGTAATTATATTTCAAAAGTATTTGGTTTGTCTAACTTTGGTAAACCAGCAAATGAAGTACCTTTGTTTGTTGAAGAACAATTTAATAATTTCTTAAATTACTCATACAAAAAAGGTTATATTAGAGGTATTAATCAAACAATAACATCATTACCATCAGCACAAGATGATAATGGTTCTTTACAATCTATTGGTTGTTACTTAGAACAGTATCAAACTCCTGAAACACCTTTTGTTGTTTCAGAATTAAGAGGTAATAATGTTTATAAATTATTTAAATTTATTTTGATTTCTGACGGTAACGACGCTAACCAAGAAGTTAAAATTTCAATATTAAACATATCATTTAATAATGGTACGTTTGATGTAGGTATTAGAGCATATAATGATACTGATGCGAATCCTGTATATTTAGAAAAATTCACAAATTGTTCTATGAATCCAGGTTCAAACAGTTTCGTAGGTGTAAAAATTGGTACAAGTGACGGTGAATACGCTGTAAGGTCAAAATATGTAATGTTAGAGATTAGTTCTGAAGCACCAGCAGACGCATTACCATGTGGATTTGAAGGTTATTCAATGAGAAATTATTATGGTTCGGTAACACCATTCCCAATTTACAAAACTAAGTACGATGTTGCGGGTGAGGTGATATTCCAACCACCTATGTCTTCGGTTCAAAGAAGTTCAGGTGATAAAATTAATAGAGTATTTTTAGGTTTGTCCGACACAGTTGGTTATGACCCAGAATATTATGACTATAAAGGTATTATCACACCTTCAAACTTATCAATAGAAACTTCACCAAGTTATTGGGACTTCTTATCTAAAGGTTTCCACATGGATTCAGGAGCTACTGTTGTAACAATTTCAAACTCATATAGTACATCAGGTACTTCAGCGTTTGAAGTTGGAAATGCGTCTTTTGGACCAACAGACCCAACAGACCCAACAAATCCATATTACAGAATCCAATCAAGAAAATTCACATTGTTTGCTAACGGTGGATTTGACGGATGGGACATTTATAGAAAATATAGAACAAATGGTGATAACTACGTGTTAGGTGGTTCAGGTTATTTAAAAGGTGCCGCACCAACAACACAATTCCCAAGTGCGACTGGTTGGGGAGCGTTTAAACAAATCACAGTTGAGGGTAACACAACTGAATGGGCAAACACTGACTACTACGCATACTTGTTAGGACAACAAACATTTGGTAATCCTGAAGCAACAAACATTAACGTGTTTGTAACACCGGGTATTGATTTTGTTAACAACTCAAACTTAGTTGAAGATGCTATTGATATGATTGAATCACAAAGAGCTGACTCATTATATATCATGACTTGTCCTGATTATAACATGTTTGTAGATACAACAACATCAGTTGCTACTGATTTAATTTATCCAACTGAAGCAGTTGACAACTTAGATACAACAGGAATTGATTCGAACTACACTGCAACTTACTATCCTTGGGTATTAACAAGAGATACTGTTAATAATACACAAATTTATCTTCCACCAACCGCTGAGGTTTGTAGAAACTTAGCGTTGACAGATAACATTTCATTCCCTTGGTTCGCATCAGCGGGTTACACAAGAGGTATCGTAAATTCAGTTAAAGCACGTAAGAAACTTACACAAGACGACAGAGATACATTGTATCAAGGTAGAATTAACCCAATAGCAACTTTCTCAGATGTGGGAACATTAATTTGGGGTAACAAAACTACTCAAGTCGCTGAATCGGCACTTGACAGAATCAACGTAAGAAGATTGTTGTTACAAGCTCGTAAGTTGATTTCAGCAGTAGCTGTAAGATTGTTGTTTGAACAAAACGATGATAAAGTAAGACAAGATTTCTTAGACGCTGTTAATCCAATTTTGGATTCAATCAGAAGAGATAGAGGTTTAATTGACTTTAGAGTTGTTGTAACAAACACACCTGAAGACTTGGATAGAAATACAATGACAGGTAAAATTTACCTTAAACCAACAAAAGCACTTGAATTCATTGACATTGAGTTCTTGATTACACCAACAGGTGCTTCGTTTGAAAATATCTAAAAATAAACATGGGAGGGGAAATAAAAACCCCCTCCCTATTATTTATATATAAAACTATGGAATTCACAAAAAAAGTATTAATGGAAAGTTTGGAAATACCAACTAGCGGTAAAAAAACTTATTCTGAAAAACCACAAAACATTGTTTTAACTGAATCACAGTTAGAGAGTATCATTGCAAAATTATCAAAAGACAAAAAGTAATGAGTTTAAAAAAATCAATTAGAAGACACTTGTTAGAAATGGTAACTGAGGGTATGGACCCATCAGGATTACCTGACCACAAGTATTACGCTTTTGATTGGGATGACAATGTGATGAACATGCCAACAAAAATTATGGTTTTGGATGACAAAGATAATGAGATTGGTATGTCAACCGATGATTTTGCTGAACACAGACACGACTTGGGAAAAAAACCATTTGTCTATAATGGAAGGACCATAGTTGGTTTTGCATCAAATCCTTTTAGAAATTTCAGAGGTGAAGGTGAAAAACAATTTTTGGTTGATGTAATGTCGGCAAGTTTGGGACCATCATGGGATGATTTTGTTGAGTGTATTAATGGTGGGTCAATTTTTGCCATTATCACAGCTCGTGGACACAACCCAATGATTTTGAAACAAGCGGTTTACAAACTCATCAAAAATAATGTGAGTGGTTTGGACCAAGAAAAATTGGTGGAATCATTAAAGAAATACCGTGATTTTACAGGTGAGGATATTAAAGATGACAACACAATGATTAAAGAGTATTTGGACATGTGTCGTTTTCACCCCGTATCATTCGGAACTGGTTCAGAAGCCAACCCTGAAGAAGGAAAAATAAATGCTTTAAGAGATTTTATCAGTTATTGTAAAGAACTTGCAAATAAGGTGGGGGGAAAAGTATTATTCAAAAATGATGTGTCCAATAATTTTGTGGTACCCTCAATAGGTTTCTCAGATGACGATGAAAGAAATGTGGAAAAAGTTAAAGAATTCTTAAATAAAGAATTTGGCCTAGAGCATCCAGTAACAACATATTTAACCAAAGCTCAAACTAAAACTAGATATTAAATATTTAAATAAATAATAAACTAGAACGCCTAGATAATATAAGAGAAAAAATTTGGATAATCAAGTATTTATAGGTAAATAAACTAAAATAACTAAAACAAAAAATATAATAAAATGGCTGACTTATTAATGAAAATGCCCGACCCGTATGAACCAAAACGTAAAAACCGATTTATTTTGACGTTTCCTACTTCATTGGGTATTAATTCTTGGTATGTAGAATCTGCTGCCAGACCAAAAATAACAATTGCATCAAAAGACATTCCGTTCTTAAACACCAAAACTTATGTTGCGGGTATGTTTGAATGGGGAACAATTGGTGTTACTTTCCGTGACCCTATTGGACCGTCAGCGGCTCAAGCTCTTATGGAGTGGGTTCGTTTACACGCTGAATCAGTAACAGGTCGTATGGGATATGCTGCTGGTTATAAAAAGGACATTACTTTGGAAATGTTAGACCCGACAGGTGTTGCGGTTGAAAAATGGATTTTACAAGGTTGTTTCCTAACAGACGTGGACTTTCAGGGTGTGTCTTATACTGATGACGGTTTACAAACCATCTCAGCAACACTTCGTCCTGATAGATGTATCTTAGTTTATTAATATTTCATTTACAAAAAACAAAGTCAGTTTATATTTAAAGCCAGGGGTAATCCTTGGCTTTTTTTATGGAAAACGAAATACAATACGGACAAATGAATTTTAACTTACCACACGATGTGGTACCATTACCTTCACAAGGTTTATTTTATGATAATAAAAAGAAATCAGTTAAGGTTGGATATTTGACAGCACAAGATGAAAATCTTTTGATGAGTTCAAATAGTGACAATGTTATTAACCAATTGTTAAAATCAAAAATTTACGAACCTGATTTTAGAATTGATGATATGTTAGGTGGTGATATTGAGGCTATCCTACTATTTTTAAGAAATACTGCGTTTGGAACAAAATATATTTTATCGTCTTTTGACCCAAAAACAAATCAAAGATTTGATGCTGAAGTTGATTTAAGTGAATTGAATATAAAAAAAGTTGACGTAACACCTGACCAAGAAGGTTTATTTGAAACAAATTTACCAATCTCTAAGGATATTGTTAAATTAAAACTTTTAACTTATGGTGAGGAAAATATGATTGATAAAGAAATGGAAATTTATCCAAAAAGTATGATTGCTCCAATTATTACAAGAAAATTGGAGGCTCAGATTGTTTCAATCAATGGTAGTACGGATAGAGAGTCGATTGTAAAATATGTTCAACAGATGCCAATTGCCGACTCAAAATTTATTAGAAAATTTTTAAAAGAGGTTGAACCAAGATTGGATTTAACCAAACAAGTTAGAACCCCGTCAGGAGAAATGATTGACATCACTGTCAATTTTGGGGTAGACTTTTTTCGTCCTTTCTTCGGAGTATAAGAAAATATTATTAGACGAAATATTTTTTTTGGTTAAAAACGCCAACTTTTCTTATGTTGACACTATGAACATGCCAACATATGAAAGAAAATATTTTATTGGTAAAGTTCTTCAAGAACACGATATGATTATTGAAGCTCGTGAAAAATCCAATAAATAATATTTATTATTATGCCGGAACAAAACGAAGTAACCCAAACTACCACCCAAGTAACAGGACTTGCTGCTGAACTTGAAAAAGTTGGTAAAATATCTGAAAGGTTAAAAGGTAATTTTAAAGAAACACTTAATACTGTGTCAAATTTTGACACTAAGTTAATTTCTAATGCCAGAAATTTAGGACAAAGTGCTGCTTACGCAAAAAGTGTTGAAAACGAATTGGGAAGAGCTGCGGTTAATGTTGTTAAAATGGGTGGGTCTTTGGAAGACGTTATTAAAACGTTTACCGAAATTAATTCACAAATAGGTAGAACTACATATTTGTCTCAACAATTTTATGAAAATGTTGAAGCAATTGAAAAATACGGTGTTAAAGGTGAGACTATTAATTCTTTTGTTAAGTTCTTTGATAAAGTTGGTGGTGGTATGGATGCTGCCACAGAAAAACAAATTCAATTAGTTAACACGGCAAAGGCATATGGATTAAATGTCGGTAAATTTCTTGGTACCGTCGGTGAAAAATTAGATATAGTAAACAAGTATGGTTTTCCAAAAGGTGTTTCAGATTTAGCGTCAATGGTCGCCAAATCACAACTTTTAGGTGATACATTGAGTGTTGCTCAAGGTTTTGCTGACCAAATTATGGATAGTCCTGAAAAGGCTTACGAATACGCCGCACAACTTCAAACACTGGGTGGTTCATTTTCACAATTAGGTGATGGTGCTCAGTTATTGTACATGGCACAAAACGACTTAAAAGGATTAAATGACCAATTAATTAACGCAACTAGAGGTATTGCAACATTTAATGAAGAAACTGGTCAATTTGAAATAAGTGCTAATGAAAGATTAAGATTAAGGGGATTAAAAAATTTAGGCATCGAATCTAAAGAAATTGAGGAGACCGCTTTAAAATTAGCCAAACAAGAAAAAATTATAAGTCAATTCCAATTTAAACCACAGTTTGAAGGATTGTCTAAAGAAGAACAAGAAACACTTGCGGGTTATGCTCAACTACAAAAAGGTGGTGTTGTAACAATTGAAGGTAAAGATATTGGTGGATTAAGCGCTGACAAAGTAAAAGAAATTCTATCAAATATTCAAGGTTCAGGTAGTGAATTAAAAAACAACACCGACGCTAATGTTGATAGTATACAAAGAAATTTATCTGCTACCGAATCAGTTATTTTGGCAAATAACCAATTAACTAACGCATTTTCAATGGCAACATTAAAAGCGGGTAATTTTTCAACTTCATTAGAAGGTTACACAGGTGTTGTAGCAAAGGCTCAAGAACAAGTAAAAAATATTTTAGATAAATCAATTGAAGGTGGTGGTAAAATACTTGGTGATTTGAAAAGTTCTTTCTCAGCTAGTGGAACAGAAACTTTTTTGGATAGAATAAATGAGTATACCCAAGCAGTATCAAAAGATAAATTTATTAAAGTGGAAGGTAATCCTGTTATTGATGTTAGAGTTACTGGATTAGATGTTGGATTGTCTGATGTTATTAAAACACATATTGCAAATGAGATTGCAAAATCTGTTAAAACCACAGTATCAGATAAGAGTGGATACAGTGTTGGACCTTAAAAATATAAATAAAAAATCCTGTTTCATCTATTTATAAAAAACAGTATAAGATGGCAGACAACTTA